AGAAACTTATATAAATAAATATATAAAAGTTTTTTGTTCTAATTAGAACAATAGAACTTAAGAGATTATTAAAAAAAATATAATAAAATATAATTTTAATTTGATAATTTATAAAGAGTGTCATATATACACATTGTGAAGATTTATTATTTAACTTATTACAAGATATGAAAAAATATACAATAGATATAAACGAACTTATGAACATGGATGGTTGAAGTGTTAGAATATTCTTAAAGGTTCTTGATAATGTAAGATATGATATAGTAGAGAAAGCTCTGCGAAGTTCTCTTAAAAGAGAAGATATGTTATACTTGGCTGGAGGTAAAGATTTTGCCGAGCAACTTATAAAGGAGATATATTCTATATATTCGGAAGTTGTAGAAATGAAAGCAAAAGATAGATTATCAAACATGGAAGATGAAGAAAACAATTAATTTATAACTTATAGACTATGGAAACAATAATAAATAGAAAATGAACTTATTATTTCAAAAATAAAGAAATAAAAGATATATGAATATTATACCTATTAGAATTAAAGAATAGTATTCATACGGAATACGTAAGAAAAGAAATAGATAGAGAAGAGTATAATAACTCCACGAGAACATTAAATAATTACATATATGACAATTTATAATATAATATAAAAACAAAATGCTAAAAATAACAGAAAAAGACTTTTATAAACATTTAATCATTGAATGAATCTTTATAAAGACAGAACAAGCCTCAATAGAGGAATATATGAAGTTATACGAAGATAGTTGAGAAATAACTACAACAGTTCCTTCAGACGAATTAAAATTAAAATGTATTAAAAGGGTAAATGGAGAAAGAGTTTTATTTAATTCAGATTTTGAAATTATATACTCAAATTTCTACAGCTTATACTTTGAAATACTTAATTCAAAAAAAACTACAAAAAAAAAGGAGGATTTAGAAAAGGAACTAATATTTAACGCTTTAATTAAAATAACTTAAACCACTATGCTTAATGTAATACATAAAATGTTTGAAGACTATATAGAAAACTTTTCAGATTATCATGATCAAGATAGAATAATTATCGTAGATAATGAAATATCTATAAGAAAATTTGAATTAGAACTTGTAGAATTCTGGAAAGACTGATTTAAGATTACTTATAATTTATATAATAAAGCAATACAAATAGATATATATTCAGATAATGAATATACTTTAGAATATATTGTAAATGATTTATCAGCAACATATTTTAAGAATAAAGACAATATAAAGAAAGAATTAGTATTAATTATAGAAGAAAGAAAACAAAAAAGCGAAGAAAAATTAAGAAAACTTAAAATTTTATTACTTAACTTAAAGAACAATGAAAACAGTGGGATTTTGAATAAAAGAGGAAGGTAAGAGCTACATTAAAATTAAAATGATAGATTCTGGAGATATATTCCTACTATATGAAATAGATGAAGATAAGAAATCGGAGTTCAAATCCGATTATATACTAATTGAAAGTAAGTTTAATAATAAATTTTAATAAAATATATTATATAAGTAGGAAGATTTATTATTTAACCTATAATTTTATATATATGAAAAAAGAAAAAATGACATTCCAAGAGTTTGGAGAAAAAAGATCTTTTGATTGGTATGCTGATAGAAAAATTAAAAAGAATTTTGAAGCATATAAATCATTATGGTCTGATTGGGCTGATTATCAATATATAATTACCTGAAGACATATTAATATAGACGAGTAATTGTATAAAATTATATCGCAAGCGTGGAAAATATGATTTTTATTATTAACTTACAAAATTATGAAAAATATAATGAATTCAGATTTAGTAAATGAAGAATTTGAATTACAAAGAATTCTAAAAGAAGATTTACTTATAGATACTGAAATATGAAAATATAGAAAATATGTGAAAGATAGATTATTAGAAAAGATGATGTATGGTAAAAGATATGAAGATTGATTACAATATGAAATAGAAGATAGAGTGAATAACTTTAGTAGAAATTCACGTGAAACTATATTAAATATAGCAAGGAGAACAAATAATTTATTAATTAATAACAAATAATATGGAAATAACTACAACTTGGAAAATAGAAAACAGTGAAATAGATCTATGAATTGACTTTATTGAAAAATACAAACAATTATGATTTTGTAAAATTATAATTCAAAAATCAAATGAATTAAACATACCAAAAGTAATAGTAAATATTTAATTTTAACTTATAACTAAAAACTATGATTATGAAAAAAATGTCAAACCAAACAAAATTAATAATTCAATTATTATCAGAATATAATGATTATGATGGTGTAATTGAAGAATTAGAAGAAAAATGAATTCAAATAACAGTGAAGAAATTAAGAGATTATAAATATCAATACAAAGAAGAAATAAATAGAATTAAAAATGAAGATAATATATCAGAATTAAATAATCACTTCAAAAAAGAAGCAAGTGGTTATGATATAGACAAAAATACAAATGAATATATTATCACTTATAATAGAGTAAATAGTATTACTGGAGAGGAAGAGCCAATAACTATAAAACTTGATATTGATTTAGTTGATAATATGATGAGAGATTTTAGTTTATACTGAAATAACTTCACTCAAAAACAAATAATTAGAAAGTATAGTTTAGATCCACATACATGGAATGTTTTGAAATGAAGATTTAGTATGTATAAACAATCAAACATATTTACAGATTATACTTATGAAAAGTCAAGTGAATGAGATATTTATGATGCTATATCAGAAAGTTTTGATAGTAAATATTGAAAGAAGAATGATATTACTGAAATATATGACAAAGCATTTAATAAGAAAGCGGAGGAAGCATTAAAATTAAAATATTATACAGACAGTGTTATTTCATACATAAATGATACATTACAAGTAAAACCTGTAAAATATAAAGAATTTGTATGAAAGAAAAAAGTATGAACTACTCCAGTCTATGTATCAAGTGATTATCACTTTTGAGAAGACGATGATGATATATTAGAAGAAAGAATGAAAACTTTATTTTGACATATGATTAATGAAGATGTAAAACACTTAACATGGTTTAGTTTATGAGATTTAGGTGAAAATTTCTTGGTTGAAGGTATGCATAGCGGTCAAATACAAAGAATGAAAACACATTGATTTGAATTAGTTCAAAAAATTACAAGTATTTTCGTTTCAGGTATAAAAAGTATAATAGATAATTGACATACATTACATATAGAGTGGCAAGGAGGTAATCATGATAGAACAGGTAAAACTAATGATATGGATCGTGAAAGAACATGGGCTTTAGTAATAGGAGAATTAATACAAGCATATTTAACTGAATATATCAATAAAGGGTTATTAACGTTCAATAATGAGATTAAACCAACAAATGTGATATGTTTAGAAGAAGTAAAGACAGTAATTATATGAAATCATGGTGATTGAGCTTGGGTGAAAAAGAATACACATGAGATTATATCATTATATGGTAAAGGTTCAGAATATTACAATATAATAGTTGAAGGTGATAAACACCATTTTAGTGTAAAACAAGATACAAACTCTATACGTATTATTACAGCTAGTGTAAAATCTGGAGGTCAATATGCTGAAGATATAATATATAAAAATTCTATTGCTTGATATACAAAAATATCATTTAATGAATATAATACACCTATAGTTGAATTAAGAACATTTGGAATATAATTAAAACTTGAAAATAATGTAAGTATAAATCTCTATTAAATATAAGTAATATATAGTGCTATTACATTACGAGAAAATAGTGCTTTGGAAATATTGTCGTTTATCGGATATTAAGTATATTATTTATATTATTATAAAAAGTATAATAAAATATAATTTTACAATTTAACAATAAAAAATAATATGATAATTAAAAATACATTAGATAAAACATTAGATTACAAATTAGATGGTAAAGAATTAATATTATTACCATGATTAAATTTAGTAGATTGATTTAATGAAACATATTTGAGAAATTTAATGAAAAACGCATTCTTTTTATTAGAAGTAACTTATCTTGAATATACAGAAAATTTAGAAGCAAAAAATGAAGTAAATGTAAAAGTAGAAAATGACATTAAAGAAGAAATTATAACCACAACAAATGAAGTTATAAACAAACAACCAGTATCAACTGAAGAAATAGTAAAAAAAGTTATTAAAAAGAAATAGTATTAAAACAATAAAGAAAGTACCAAAATATATAATTTTAATTTGATATTTTCTTTATTATAAATAATAATATATTATTATAAAGACTTATTATCTAACTTAATATTATGACTAATAAAAAAGAATACCATAACTTTGCTGTTTACGGGTCAAAAGACGGTAAGAGAGCATTAAATGTAAAATACTTCGAACATTTTAGAATGAAAGAAGGTAGCCAGGAAGAAACTTCTATGGGTTGGAAGGTTTGAATTGAGACAACTAATGATGGTTGGCAAAAAGATTGAGACAAAAAGATTATTATGCTTGAAGGAAATGAGTTAGTTGAAATAATAGCATTATTACAATGACACATATCATATATGAAAGCAATGCGTAATAACCCAGTAAAACACTTTGAATTAAAAACTCAAGGTAATGATTACTTTGTATCATTAAAATCAAGCAATACAGTTCATGGTTTCAAAATGAATAAATATGATTGATTAAGATTAATGTCATTTGCTGCTAAGGCACTTGAAAAAGATTTTGATACTTCATATAGTATATATATTCAATGAATTGAATATGTTAATTCATTATATAATAAAAGTAATCAAGAAGAAACTGTAAAACAAGTTCAATTAAAAACTGAAGATAGTCCAATAGAGATAGAAGAAATTAGTAATATTTCAACAAAAAATAATGATAATTGATATACATGTTCATGTTGTTGAAAAGAATTAGATCTAGTATCTGAAAAGAAAGTAATAGATTTTTCAATGAAAAAATATTGAAAAGTAATATGTTATCAATGTCAAAAGAAAATATAACAATAATACATAAGTACAAAACTAAAAAATAGTTTATATCAAACTTGATTAAATTTTACATATGCTGATATATATAATAATATAAGATGATCTGTTATAATGATTAATAAACAAAATTAAAAGAATCTATATTAATTTGTCAATATACTCCAATACTCTTCCCCATATACTTTATAGAGGATACTAATTAATTATAATTACCCTTTTTACATACTAATCTAACCCATACTATGGCAGATACAGAAAAAATAAATACATGAGAAGATATTACTATCCAACCTCAAGATAATTTAGGTAATGAAGATACAAACATTGAAAATTGAGAGCAATGATCTGATAGAGACCAAAAGGCAATAAAAAATTTAATAGAAAAATATAAAACTCCTGAAGAGTTAGCAAAAGCTAAAAGAGAAACTGATAAAAAAATGAGTGAGATAATCGCTGAAAAGAAAGTTCTTGAAAAAATACTAAAGGATGAAAAAACAAAATCTCTCAAAAAATGAAACAAAACTGATTTACTTGAAGCTTATTCAGATGATCCAGAATTAGCTGACGAAGTATCTAAAGAATTGTTTTGAAAAAATGTTGTAGAACTTGTTGAAGACTATAACGACTATGATATAATTGAAAATCAAGATGATTGAAGACAGTTTATAGCTATGACTGATGTTGATAAGATTGTTGAAATGAAAATGAAGAAAATACTCGCTTCACAAAAAAAGGAGGAATTAGAAAATACAAAAACAAAAAAAAAGGAAGAAAAAATAAATTCATTTATTGAAGAAAAGTGAGTTGACGCTGAAGATTTTGCTAAATATGTAGAAGAATATGAAATGTTGTGAGATATTGACAAAGTTCTAAAAACTGCTTATGCTGCTTATTTTTCCGACAACTACGAAGATAATGATAAAATATCAAGAATGAAAGAAAAAGCTGCTTCAAATATGACTTGAAATTCAAAAAAGTCAAATTGAAATAATTTATCATATACTGATGAAGATTTAGTAATTGCTAAATATGCTAAAATGAGCATAGAAAAGTATATGGCGTTCAAAAACGAACAAGCAAAGAAATGAAATCCTTTGTATTTGTAAGAAATAATAAACAATAAAAATAATTAATAATTAATAATAATAAATATGTCAAAATTATTTATAACAAGTGAAGTTAATGGAACTTCTACTACTGTTAATGGAGTTGTTGCTACTGGTGATTTAGTTAAATTAGTTTCTGGAGTTGCTACGGTAACTACTGTTAATACTGATTTAATACTTGGAGTTGCTCATTCTAATGATGGGACTTCTACAATTATAGATTTAATTAATGCTGGAGAGGAATATGTTATACCTACTTCTGCAATTACAACTAATAATACTTTTGTTGCTGATGTTGCTGCTGGAAAAATGGCTTCTGTTTATTTTACAGGAACTGCTTTTACTTATGATGCTACTGGAAACACTTTATGTGGTTACTCTAATAGAAAAGTAAAAGATGGTTACGTAATTAGATTTGTGCCTGCTGTATTAGTTTTTTGCTAATATAACTAAAAATAAATTTTATAATTAATAATTAAAATAATATGAATATATTAAGTGGAATTAAAATGACTTGAGATCTTGGTGCTTTAATTAAAGGTGTTGACGCTCAAATTCATCAAATATATAATGACAATAAAAATTTATCTGAAAAGAAATATACAAAATATTTAAATGTATTATCTGGAGATGGAGCAAGATATAATGTTAAAAATATATCTGGAGCTTCTGTATTGAAAAGTGTTGCTGAAAATGGTAAATTACAAGAATTGAATACTTACCTTGGGGCTGAAACTTCTTTCATATTTAAGAAATTTGGTTGAATAATTACTTTCACATCTGAAGCAATCGAAGATAATGCTTACGCAAGTGAAATGGAAGCTGTTAAAATATTAGCAGTAACTGGAGACGCTACTAAAGAAGTACATGCTGCTGAAATGTTAAGAACGGGTTGGTCTACAACTTCTAATACTGAATTTCCAATTTCTAAACCAACTGGTGTATCAAGATTGTTCTCAATCGCTCATACATTAGCAAACGGTGATACATTCTCTAATACATTAGCTAATTCTAATCCTTTATCTGCTGACGCACTTAAAGATATGAAAAAAATGTTAATGGAACAAAAGGCTGATGATGGTAAATCTATGAGAAGTTCTGGTAAATTAATATTAATTGTTTCTCCTGCAAATGAAGATTTGGCCATGAGAATAGTTAATTCTGATTTAAGACAAGGAACTAATAATAATGATATCAATACATTGAAATGAATAGAAGTTGTTGTTGAACCACAATTATCATCTGTATTTGGAGGTAATGATACATCATACTTCTTGACTGATAAAGGTATGTCAAAATTAAGTCTTGTAAATAGAAAAGATTTTACTCTTGAAACTTCACCAGATTTTGAAACTAAAAACTTAAGAGCTTCTATTGATGGTCGTTGGGCTGTTGGTTTCTCTGATGTTAGAGGTATTATAGGTTCAAAATGAGATGGATCAACTATTTCTATTTAATCAAAAATAATTGAATATAACCTGTATATAAAATAATACAGTGTTGGTGTTAAATGATATTTATCTGCTAACACTAATACTGTATTTTTATTATTTAAATAAAAATAAAATATGTACTCACAAACAAAAAAAATAGCAACTAATATAGGTACTAACTGATATAGTGATGTATTTGACTTAAGTTGATTGAAATCTGGAGATATTAGTATTATATGTAATGAATCATGTACTTGAGATATATTAGTTGAAAAATCTTTTGATTGAAATAACTGGTATTGAATTGAAGGTGCTATTATAACACTTAATTGAAGTGAATATGCCTTAAGATTATCAAGATCAATCACTATAAACACTCCACTTAAACTTGTAAGATTAAAAAATACTTCTACAGGTTTTATTGATATTTATATAGTATCAGTATCGTATACATAATAAATGTATAATAAAATAATAAAACAAAAATATACCATATAACAAAATATATAATGTTAGCAGAAACAAAATCAATAACAGCATTATCCATAGGTTGATTATTTGCGTATTTATGAATACCTGAAGAAGCGTTTTATCTTTTTGCCATATTGGTAATGATAGATACGTTTACATGATGGATAAAATGATTTATACACAAAAATCTATCAAGCGTGACAGCTTTTAAATGAATTATAAGTAAAAGTATTATACTTATAATACCAATAGTAATTTGATTAATAATAAAATTAGGAGGTTTTGATGAAGAATGAATAGTTATATCTTGATTTTTCTGAATTATATCACTTATAGAATGATACTCAATCTTATGAAATTTAATGGAAATAAAAACATGAAAGAAACAGTCAGAATTTGACGCTTTAGAGTTATTTTATAAATTATCACTTATAACATTACAAAAAAATATTGAAAGTTTATTAAAAAATAAAATGAACTATGATACAAAAATTATACAAACTAAAGAAATTGATTGAAAAAGCAAAAATTCAGAATGAGATATAGAATCTCAAAAATAAATGTGAAATACTTGATTAGAAGTTGTATAAGAACACGTATAATATATATTGAATGATGTCAGGTTTATATTATTTAAGTGATAGAGAAGTAACACTAGATAAATCACCTAATTTTTATACAAAATCTATTATGATTAATACTTAATTTTTAATAATAAAAATATGACACTAATATCAAATACTCAATATCCAAGCCCTGGTTGAGATCTAATAATTGCTATTGAAACACATAATACTAATTCATGAGCTCATGAAAACATTCAAGATGATATTTCACAATTAAATTATCAACTTAACTTAACAAACTGAAATGTTACTAACAAAGCAGACCAAGTAACAACTTATACAAAAACTGAAACAAATAATCTTTTAAATACTAAAGAAAATACAGTAAATAAATGAGTTGCTAATTGATATGCTAGTCTTGATTTAAATTGAAAAATACCAAACTCACAAATAAATGATGTAATACTTTGACAGTTATATTATATGTGAGTTTATGATTTTTCATCTTGACTTCCAACAGCAACAGAAAAAGGGCAATATTGGATATGTTCTATAGCTTGAAACTGATATGAAGTGGGAGATTGGGCTGCTTATAACTGAACTACTTTTGATAAAGTAGACAATACTGATGCAGTAAGTTCAGTAGCTGGTAGAACTTGAAATGTAGTTTTAACTAAGACTGATGTTTGACTTGCTAATGTAGACAATACAACAGACTTAAATAAGCCTATATCAACATTAACTCAAACAGCTTTAGATTGAAAAGCAAACCAATCTACAACATATACTAAAACTGAAACAAATAATTTACTTGATTGAAGGGTAGCTAAAATATCTTCTACAGATAATGCAATAACTAGATTTGATTGAACTACTTGAGAGATACAAAATAGTAGTGTAATAATAGATGATAATTGAAACTTAAATGCTAATAGTATTTCTACATCTATAGGATATGGTAGAATATTAACTAAATCAGGAACTACAGATTTACATTCTATGAGAGTACTCAATATTCCTTATATTGGTGGAGAAAGTGGTTCATTTACTTTTGACCCTGTATTAATATTTGGATTAAATCATCAAGGTGGTAGTGTTAGATTTGAAGTTAATAGTCGGGAAATGAAGCACTCATTTGGGTATATACAATGGAGAAATAATGGTGATGCTGGTGCTCCACTCAGCACAGGAGTTATTCAATATATATTATTAGATAATAATGGGGTAACTATATCTGTTTCAACAATTACTGATAGTAATACAATAAAAGTAGACATAGATGGTGTTCATACAGGCGAACACGGTTGGCAATGTAGAATAATAGCATAATAAATATAATTATGGAGTAATATCACAAAAAAATTTAGATAAAAGTATAACTTATGATGTTTGAACTACTACAACTAATATTAATTGAAATGCTTGACTTTGAATTTCAAAAGAAACAAATAATTAAAAATAATTTATAACCAATTTTTTATAATAAAAGATCATAATTAATTTTCTATTAATTTGATTTGAACCAGGATATTTTATTAAATACCTAACTCAGACTAAACACTGACTTATTTAACTATAAATCAAATAATAGAAGTAATCCTTTATATTTACAGACAATTACAAAATTAGAATTTAGATTTATTTAATGAAATATAAATATGAATTATTCTACTTTAGAAAATATATTAAGAACTGAACTATTAAAATTTACTTGAGAAAAAGTTTATAAAAAAATAGTTTTAAATAAAATAAATTGGTATGATAATAAGTCCAGGAAAATAATAAGAGATTTTTAATATATAATACAAAACATTTCTTTTCAGATACAGCATTTACCGCTTGAAAAACTGTAGTTTGGTAATTTATATAAAAGCTAAATGATATCAACAATAACAATCTTTTACAACTTCAAGCACTACTATTACAATGACTTATATAGCAACTTGATTAGAAGTTGTATAAGAACGTGTATAATATATATTGAATGATGTCGGATTTATATTATTTAAATGATAGAGAAGTAACACTAGATAAATCACCTAATTTTTATACAAAATCTATTATGATTAATACTTAATTTTTAATAATAAAAATATGACACTAATATCAAATACTCAATATCCAAGCCCTGGTTGAGATCTAATAATTGCTATTGAAACACATAATACTAATTCATGAGCTCATGAAAACATTCAAGATGATATTTCACAATTAAATTATCAACTTAACTTAACAAACTGAAATGTTACTAACAAAGCAGACCAAGTAACAACTTATACAAAAACTGAAACAAATAATCTTTTAAATACTAAAGAAAATACAGTAAATAAATGAGTTGCTAATTGATATGCTAGTCTTGATTTAAATTGAAAAATACCAAACTCACAAATAAATGATGTAATACTTTGACAGTTATATTATATGTGAGTTTATGATTTTTCATCTTGACTTCCAACAGCAACAGAAAAAGGGCAATATTGGATATGTTCTATAGCTTGAAACTGATATGAAGTGGGAGATTGGGCTGCTTATAACTGAACTACTTTTGATAAAGTAGACAATACTGATGCAGTAAGTTCAGTAGCTGGTAGAACTTGAAATGTAGTTTTAACTAAGACTGATGTTTGACTTGCTAATGTAGACAATACAACAGACTTAAATAAGCCTATATCAACATTAACTCAAACAGCTTTAGATTGAAAAGCAAACCAATCTACAACATATACTAAAACTGAAACAAATAATTTACTTGATTGAAGGGTAGCTAAAATATCTTCTACAGATAATGCAATAACTAGATTTGATTGAACTACTTGAGAGATACAAAATAGTAGTGTAATAATAGATGATAATTGAAACTTAAATGCTAATAGTATTTCTACATCTATAGGATATGGTAGAATATTAACTAAATCAGGAACTACAGATTTACATTCTATGAGAGTACTCAATATTCCTTATATTGGTGGAGAAAGTGGTTCATTTACTTTTGACCCTGTATTAATATTTGGATTAAATCATCAAGGTGGTAGTGTTAGATTTGAAGTTAATAGTCGGGAAATGAAGCACTCATTTGGGTATATACAATGGAGAAATAATGGTGATGCTGGTGCTCCACTCAGCACAGGAGTTATTCAATATATATTATTAGATAATAATGGGGTAACTATATCTGTTTCAACAATTACTGATAGTAATACAATAAAAGTAGACATAGATGGTGTTCATACAGGCGAACACGGTTGGCAATGTAGAATAATAGCATAATAAATATAATTATGGAGTAATATCACAAAAAAATTTAGATAAAAGTATAACTTATGATGTTTGAACTACTACAACTAATATTAATTGAAATGCTTGACTTTGAATTTCAAAAGAAACAAATAATTAAAAATAATTTATAACCAATTTTTTATAATAAAAGATCATAATTAATTTTCTATTAATTTGATTTGAACCAGGATATTTTATTAAATACCTAACTCAGACTAAACACTGACTTATTTAACTATAAATCAAATAATAGAAGTAATCCTTTATATTTACAGACAATTACAAAATTAGAATTTAGATTTATTTAATGAAATATAAATATGAATTATTCTACTTTAGAAAATATATTAAGAACTGAACTATTAAAATTTACTTGAGAAAAAGTTTATAAAAAAATAGTTTTAAATAAAATAAATTGGTATGATAATAAGTCCAGGAAAATAATAAGAGATTTTTAATATATAATACAAAACATTTCTTTTCAGATACAGCATTTACCGCTTGAAAAACTGTAGTTTGGTAATTTATATAAAAGCTAAATGATATCAACAATAACAATCTTTTACAACTTCAAGCACTACTATTACAATGACTTATATAGCAACTTGATTAGAAGTTGTATAAGAACGTGTATAATATATATTGAATGATGTCGGATTTATATTATTTAAATGATAGAGAAGTAACACTAGATAAATCACCTAATTTTTATACAAAATCTATTATGATTAATACTTAATTTTTAATAATAAAAATATGACACTAATATCAAATACTCAATATCCAAGCCCTGGTTGAAGCCCTGGTTGAAGCCCTGGTTGAAGCCCTGGTTGAAGCCCTGGTTGAAGCATTGAGATTTATGAAAATTTTACTAATTGAGTATCATCACTTGACACATCTTCTTTTTTTTGAACTACAATAGCAAGTTCAGGTTGAGCATATTGAACTATAAATAGTAATCTTTATGAATCTAATATTGAACCATGAAATACATTTTTTTGATGTTCAAGTTTTTTAAGTAATTGAACTGCTAGTGAACTTAATACAGCATATATATCTACGTTTGTAAATAACAGATATATAAAATTAAATACATTGAGTTTATTTGAAATTGAAAATAGAGTTGCTTTTTTACAAAGCAATAATTCCAAATCTCAAAATATAAGATTTTGATTAACTAATTCTACAAGTATATCAACATCTAATACTGATTCTATATATATAGAATATATATCTGAAACTTGAGTATTAAGTTTAATATCAAAATCAGCATGAAATAAAGTCTCTGTAATATTAAAAACTTTTACTAATTCTGAAGCAAAAATATTTTCTAAAATAAAAATCACATATGATTGAACTTCTATAAAATGATACATTAATAATGTATTATTATGAACTATTACAACTAATATTCCAATAGATGTATGACTTAGATATATACCATATCAAATATATATATCTAAGTCAAGTGTTATTAGTCGGTCATTCCTTGATTACTTTTACGCAAAATTCAACTTTAACTACTAATAAAAATAAAATATGGAAAGAACTGTTTGAAACAATAGACTTATAGATGGTATTAAATTAGACACTATAAACCTAAACGTTTCATGAAAAGTAAATACTACTTCTATTGCAGATTGAACTGTTTCTGACGCTGAATTACAAACATTAAATTGAGTTACTTGAAATATACAACACCAAATTGATAGTTTAGAATCAAGAAATCTTACTCCAGAACAATCAAGCGCATTAAATTGAGTTACTTGAAATATAGAAGTTAGACTTGATAACCTTGAATGAACTGATTTATGAGATGCTGCGTTGAAATCATGAAATAATACATTTACATGAGCTAATGTATTTAATAATACAACTTGATTTTGAAGGGCTGTATACTGAAACCCAGTTTCAAATACTTCTGGTTCTACTATAACAGTAGATTGTAGTCAATCAAATAACCAAAAAATAACAATATCTGAAAATACAACTATTAAATTTGAAAATTTATTCCAATGAACTGTATTTAATTTTGAATTAAACCTTACTTGAGTTTATACTATAAATTATGTATGTAAAGCGTTACCAGGTAATACAATTGTTCCAATGTATTCTGAAGGTTGAACTAAACCAACATTTACAAATAGTGGAGTTTATCATATAACTCTTAAAATGTCAGCGGTTGCGTGTCATTTTATGACAAGTTGAAAATTTTTAGAATTTACTAACTAATTTATAAAAATATGCTACATGCACTTTGATTTGTAATAAAACAAAAAATAAAAGAAATAATAACTGAGGTGATTACAAGTGTTAGGGTTATAAGTCCTACCTATTCACCAGATTGAAATTATATAGTATATACAAATGGTTCAAATTGAAAATTATATAAAAAGGATGCTAATGATGTTAGTGATTGATCTGTTATTACATCAGTATGATGATATTTTCCTACCTATTCACCAGATTGAAATTATATAGTATATAAAAGTAGTTCAAATTGAAAATTATATAAAAAGGATGCTAATGATGTTAGTGATTGAATACAAATTACAAATCATATATCAAACTTCCCACAATATTCTCCAGATTGAACTTATATTATATACTTTGATAATACTCCTCTTTTAAGAAAGAAATTATCAAGTGATACAAATAATTGAGATATAATAGTACCTTGAAAATTAGCTTCATATTGAACTTATTCACCAGATTGAAATTATATAGTATATACAAATAATACTGATTGAAATGTATTATATAAAAAGAGTTCAACTGATGCAACTGTATGAGTTCAAATAAGTAATAACCAAAGTCGATGAGTTAATACATACTATGATAATTGAAATTTTATGCTTTATGAGTTTAACTCAAATATATATAAGAAAAATCCAAATGATACTTGAAATTGATCTATATGGATCAATAATGCCACAATGTATGATACTTTTAATAATCAGTATATAATATATAGAAACTCTTCTGATCAAGGAAGATTATATAGAACTAATAATATATAACATATAAAAATATGAATATTCTTGAAACTAAAAAAAAGAACTGAAAAAATACTTGTAAATACATAATGCTTCACCACACAGCGATGTGAAGTGATAGAAATTGATTACAGGCAGCAAATTTACTATCAACTGGTGAAAAAGAAGTATCTTGCCATTACGTTGTGTGAAAAGATTGAACTGTATGGAAAATAGGAGAAGATACTGATAGATTATGGCACGCTTGAAGTTGAAATTATGATTGAATAACTGATATGAACAGCAACGCTATATGAATTGAAGTTGATAGTAATTGAATTGACTTTACAAAAGAACAATTTAATATTACATTAAAACTTGTAAAAGATTTAATATTAAAATATAAAATATCAGATAAAAATGTAATAAAACATGCTGATTATACAGCAAGAAAATGGGATATTTGAGATAATTTCTTCAAATTTTGTTGAAAAGATATAAATGATTTCAGAAAATTACTTATAATTAATGAAGATGAATGATTTTATGAAAAAATATTTAATGAAAAATATAATTGAGTTTCAAGTATTTATTCAGATATGAATACATCGAAAGAAAAATTATGAGATGTTGCTTTCTTTGTAGCACTATGACTTGAAAGACTTAAAAAATAACAAAATAATTTATGGAAAACACTAAAAATATAGATTTAATAGGAGTATTTAGTAAATGATTTGTTTATGATGACAATAATATCAATACAAGTCAAGTATTTTGACGTGTATCGCAAAATACAAGAAATTGAATTTGAACTATAAAAAATCGTAAATGATACGCATTATTACAAGAGTTATGAGTAGTTAGTGGTGAAGAAATTAAATCACTAACTGCTCATGATTCAAAGATTTTAACAGAATATGATTGAGATTTATATGTTTCTAATGAAAGCCTTAATTTATATATTAATAAATGAGTGATAAATACTTGACTATGAACTACAGCATACTGAAATACTACAAAAACTATTTGAGATATTGCTATTATAGCAAATGGTTGAGATATGCAGTATTATGATAAGAAAGATTGATTACTAAAAACAATAACAAACCCATATAATGATATAGGAGATATATGGGAAACAGAACAAGATGATATAGTAGGAGATAAATTGTGAAAATGGACTTGAATAGTATCTAATGATGAAGCAACTATAATTATAGCGGTTGAAAATGATTGATATATTTACAAATCACTTAATTATGGTGAAACTTTTACTCAAAAATGAAGTATAGCATGATATGTTTGAGTTTGTATGTCAAGTGATTGATTACATGTATATGCTTTGGCATATCAAGAAAAATCAAATGTGTCAAGTGCTGATCAATCTTGAGTTTATTATTCAAGTAATGGTTGAGAAACTTTTACAAAAACTCTTACTAATAATAATACATTTTGGAACGCAATTACTTGTTCTACTGATTGAAGTAAAGTTTATATTGCTTGACACTCTTGAGATACCTCTGTTTGAAAAGTTTTTAAATCTTCTGATTATTGAACTACATTTACTGAAGTATTAATTTGAAAAGATTTTGTATGAATTTGAACTAATTCTACTTGAACTAAAGTTATAGTATGAGTAAAAAATTGAAAATTACAATATTCTACTGATAATTGAACTACATTTACTGAAAAAGGTGAAAGTAAAATATATACTTCAGTATTTATGAATAGAGATTGAATTATTTACTTTTCTGAATGAGTTAATTTATATAGATCTGATAATGAACTTATTTGATCTACTATTATATTAAACTCTAACAAGTATGAAACAACTTGATTTAGAATAAGTGGAGATAATTTAATTAAAATAGATTGAAAAGAGTTTATATCAATACAATGATCTACAAAAGAATGAATATACCTTGCTACTTGTTATAATGGTGCTATATTTGCAAGTTTTGATGGTTGAATTACTTGGGATATATTAAATACTCAAATTGATAACTATACTTCAGTATTCGTAAATGAAAATTGTGATGAAACTCAATGAGTTTTACTATCAACTTCATATAATTGATACATAAAAAGAAGTAGAAATTCAATTAAGTTTAATCCTTCAATTATAGAAATGTATAATAAAAGATTATATATAGCATGATTATCAAATAGAAAATCAACATTAATAACATCTCAATGATTTATAATAAATGAAAGAGACTTAATTGATTTTTGACCTAATAGAATTAGAAAACCTGTTATATCAGTAAGAGAAGGTGATATTGTATGAATAAAGGCGAGTTGAAATAACTTATATTTATTTGATACTATATGAACCCTAATGCTAACCTGATTTAATTGAGCTATAAACCCAGTATTTGAATATCTTGACAAAAGCACCGTTCCAGTGTCTAATAAAACAATTGTTACTGCTGATAATTTAGTATTTGTATTAACAAGAGATAAAAAGATAAAGTCAATATGATATACTCCTTGAATAACAAACCCTTCAATAGCTGAGTTATCAAATTTAGAATGACAATCTATTCAAAATTACTTAAATGAAGTTTTAGACAATAGTCAAGAATTAGCATTTTGATACTTCTACGATCCTGATAAAACAGTAAAATTTCACGTTAGAAGTAAATGAAGTTCATATAATAATTTAGTAATAGTATATGATATGGTAAATAAAACATTCCATATTGATACTAATAAGAAATTTTGAAGTTATTGTGTATTGAATTGAAAATATTATACTTGATCTAATATAGATTGAAAAATATTTCAAGATGAAACATGAGCTAATGATAATTGAGTTGCTATCACTTCAATTAGAGAACTTAAATTATTTGATTTTTGAGACTCAACAGTTTCAAAAATAATGAGAGAATTAAGATTATCATGAATGATAGATTTGAATACAACTATACATATGAAATTATATGCTGATGAAGAATTAGTATTTGATGAGATTATATCACGTAGTTTAGTTGATAATCAATTTTATTGAAATAAAGTAGAAAATAAACTATATCAATTCAGAAAAGAAATGTCAAAATGAGATATATACGCTCGTTGATATACTTATAAGATAGTTTTTGAAGCAACATGAACAACTGAAAGTATTTGATTTGTATTAAATCAATTATCTACAAGAGTTTGAGGAGTTTGATTAATTTGAAAGAATGAATTGTTTGAAAAATAAAATATAAGTATATAAGAAAAATTAATGATAAACTAAAATATTTATATTACAAAAAAAAGGCAATGATAAACATTGCTTTTTTGTTTTAAGTTATATTTATATAATTATAATTTGATTTTTTACATGTTTATATTATTACAAATAATACTTTATTATTATGAAATTATTTATTATGAAACTATTTACAATAATTATTTTATATTTTTGTTATATACAAACAACAAATTGAATGACAAATGAAGAATTTATAGAAAAATTTGGAGATACGCATAAAATTATATGATGTTATAATACAAAATCTTGAGAAATATCACAAATAAACAATAGACAAAACTGTTTAAAAGGTAAAAACTTTCAAAATATACTAATTCCTCCTAAATCACATATAGAAAAGTATTTTATTGTGTATGATAATTACAATGATATAATTAAATCATTACCAACAGAGAATTCTGAAAGTTGATTTAATGAAAATGCTGAAAATTGACACGCAAAATGATACGTTCAAACATTAAAATCATATAATATTAAACCAGAGATAGTATCACAACTTACATGGAAAAAAAACAGGCAAGATTCACAATTAAATAATAAGAAACAATGTTGATATTATGAAAAATGAAGCGTGGATCAACAAAAATGCATATATAGATACCATTATCATTCAAAAAAATGATATAATTATGCAGAAAAATCATATAAATTATATGAATATTATAAAAACTATTTTTGAATATAGTTGTAAACTCATTTAATTAAGTTTTAACGCATTGTAAATTAATTTAGCTATATTCTATCGTAAAATATATAAACTCTTCAAATTTCAAGGAAATCTAACGGAATTTAACAAATAAAAAACCATACGTAATGTATAGTTTTTTATTTTATCATCTTCTTTCATTTATTGTAGTTCAAGTTAATGGATCTATATATGTTATATAATCATCTTCATCATCTTGTTTTTGACTATTTTCAATAAAGTTTGATTTACTATCAAGCATTAATACTCATTGTGTTAAAGCATCAGGAAAATCATCATGTCTCATTCATGGGAATTTAATTAATTCACTTTCAAGAGTTTTAAAATTATCATTCCAACCAGTATCATTTTTTGATAAGAAATAAATCTTTCAATTAAAAAATCTTGGTTGTAATGTATATTTTATACGATCTTTTTTATTTTCTCTTGGAATATACTCATAAACCATATAATACATATCATGCTTTTTCATATAATCAAGGAAATCTTCCTTAAATTTAGTTTGTTGCTTATTTATAGATACTTGTTCTATTGATATGAATGAAGTATTCAATCAACGTTGCTTCCAATAATTTATAGTATTAAATATATTGTTATATGCTTCACTTGGAGCAATCTTACCTCCAACTATATCAATTACATAGAAATCTTTTGTTATTTTATTTTTTCACATAATAACACCTACAGTATCATCTGATAATTTATTAGTAGATTGTGCTGGATCTATAAACATTCACCAAGTAAAATCTGAAAATGACATATTTATTTCTCATTTCTCAAGTTCTGAACTTAAAAAATACTTAAATTGTTCTTTTTTGAATAATTGTCAAGAAGCTTTAATAGGGCTTTGTTGATAGATAGCCTCAAAATCATATTCTCCAACTTCTAATCTGAATTCTTCATAATTTTCAAGTGAAAACTTCTCTTTCCATAATTGTTCTCCAGTATCTTCATTAATTGCCTGGTAAATAATAGTTTTGAATGGAATAGCGCCTTCAGTTTCTTTTTGTTCTATATATCAAGCAATATCATCTACTTGCCAACGAGTCATTAATAGTATTTCTGCAGGTTGGTATATATCATTTATATCATCCAATCAATCATTTGTTTTATTAGTTGTTTCTTTACGTCTTGTCCAAGTAGATTTGTACCAATTTTCAACAGTGTCTCTTATGGTTTGACTTTCAGCGTCTTTACGACCAGAATATGGATCATCTAACAGTAATATATTAGCACCAACACCGTCCAAATGTCATCCAACACCTATTGTATCAATATATCATAGTCTATTTTTATGTAAAAACTCTATTTTATCTTCATTTTCTTTCTTAATATCAAGATTATTGAATACACTTTTATACCATTTTGAGTTTATATTCATACGAATAGCAGATATACATTGTTTTGGAACTTTTGTAGTAGCGCCTCATAATAGTAACTTAAACCAAGGTCTATTTCATATAACAAACATTGGGAATAATATACTTGTAATAAATGTCTTTCAATGACGAACAGGCATATGTAATCTTAATCTTTGTGTGTTTCAATTAAATATATCTTGTAATTGTTGTATCAAATCATAATGAAAATCTCATAATGGAAATTCAAACTTGTTTTGAACCATATTTTCAATAGCAATTTCAACAAATGTTTTAAAATCACGTTTAGCAAGTTCATTTCTTGCGTTTTTTATCAGTAACGCTTCTTTTATTTGATTCGTTACTATATCATCCCACTCTGCATGGAGTTCATTTACTCTTTCTTTCATAGTGTTTGCTTTTAATTGTCATAAAAATACTTTCATTTCATTCACACTTCTTTTATTTTGTTTTTTTATATAATCTTTATCTAATTGATTGTATTTTATAGATTGTAGTTGAACTCACTTTCATGCCAATTTTTCAGTGAATTCAACTCTTTCTTTTGGTTTTTTAATCATAAATTTTCTTTTTAATTATATTATAAATTCTTTTAATCTTTTTATGTGTTAAGGAGTTATATGTAGGTTTTTTATTCTCTAAAATTAAACAATCTTTAATATATTCAAAATCTTCATTAGTAAAAATATTATTTTCTTTTCAATAATTCATTATTTCTTGTATAATACTTTTTTCATCACTATATGGAATATTATAATTAGAATAATTATTTTCATAATCATCAGACTCAATATCATCAAAATTAATATTAATAGTATCTTCATAACTATTTATTCTATAATATTTTCATCAATTAAAATATAATCAATTAGTATTATCATCAACTATTTCATCTATATAATAATTATTTTTTGAATTAAAAGATACTCTCATATCTTTTTGTTTATATCTTGTAAAATTTTTTATAAAATAATAAAAATTATGTGATTTATCATAATATTTTATTTTTTCTATAATATTTAGTGTTAATTCATGACATATATCTTCAGGTGTGTCATTTGTAAATTTGTGAATATAAATATTTGATTTTTTGACTATATTATATATTTGCGTGTATAATTCTCCTAAATTTTCCATATCATTTTTATTTATTAATTATTATTTTCTTCTTTATTATCATATCATTGATTTTTGAATATTCTTTGTCTTAATAATGGTTTCGCTAATAAGTTAGTTAATTCTTCAGTTGATAATTTTGATAAATCAGGCATTTCTTTTAATTGAAATGATTCCATTTGTTCTATTTTAATTTTATTACTATATTGAGATATAGTTCATAGTATTAAGGCAACCGCAGCTGGGTTGTACACACCATTTACAGCACCTCATGCCATATCATTAATTAAATGACCTTGAGATAAATTAATAGCTTCTTCATATGTTTCATGAGTTCATTCCCAAGCAAAATGCGTATTGGCATGTATTCAGTTTGAAGATATAAAACCCTCCATTACATTAATTCTACTCTTTTCTATAAACCCAAATTCGTTTGGATCAAGATTATGTTTTACTTTACGGAAATACTCAATCATTTTTCTTGGTAAATCTTTCGTATATATACGACCTTTATGATTATATAATTGCGGCGTAGTATATCTATCAACAAAAACACTTTTATAAGATATTCTTGCTAATTCCTCTTCAGTGAAATCTTTATATGATTTAGAACGATTAAGATATTCTTTTATATTATAATCTCAATCTAAATCTAATTCTTTTAATATAAAGTATCACTCCTCCATATTATCTACTATCGTTGTGTGTAAATCGTTCATATTTTAGTGTTAATAAATATTCTTCAAAATATCATTTATCAATAACATCTTTCTTTATAGAAATTAATTGTTTATTATATTTTAATTCAAATAATTTCTTTTTTAATTTGAATGTATCTGTTTCTACTCATTTAGCATCAACAACCAATTCAATTCAATTATTTAATATCAAAACAAAATCTGCAATATAATCACTTCCTCTATTTTTTATTTTTCATATCTTAAATTCATATCATTTTCATAATTTCTTTTTAATAAATGATAATCAATTTATTTTATACTTTGGTATAAGTTCAAAAGCAACCTGAAATTTTACATCAATTATACCATACTTTTCTTGGAAGTCAATATTATATAATATATCAAATAATCTTGCTTCAAGTAGTGAGTCTACTATAACCTCGGTTCAATCAGGAAGATTTCTCTTCGATTTTATATTTCAATATTTATTCATTGATCTTACTCACCTTACTCTTTGCAGTTTCATATTTATTAAATTTATAAAGTAAATCTTCAACTTTTTACAAGCACTCATCTCTTAAACGTTCGCATTCAGTTTTATCTTTTGTATTATTTATTTTCTCCTTGTATTCAAGAGTTATTTCATAAATCAATTTTAGTATCATCTGGTAAACTTTTATATACTAAATACATCTTCACAAAATTTCTTAATGAGGCTCAATTGATAACATTAATATTATCAAACTTTTTAACCTCCTCTTCAAGATTTTCAAACAACTTATCATCAAACTTTAATTGATTAAAAAATACTCTTGAAAATTCCATTAAATAGTTTCAAACTATATAAAGTTCATCTAACTCTTGTTTTCTAAAATTTTTTACAATCTTTCTAAATGTCTTATCTTGTTTTTTAGTAGTTTTAACTGTATTGGTTGTCATTTTTCTTGTAATTAAATTATATTTGGTGGTGAGATTTCAACTTCTCATTTTACATGATAAAAAGTTTTAATAAAAAAATCAAATTAAAATTATATTTTATTATATTTTTTTTAATAATCTCTTAAGTTCTATTGTTCTAATTAGAACAAAAAACTTTTATATATTTATTTATATAAGTTTCT